GGGGACACGGCTGGCGTCTCCACGACCGCTTCCTACAGGCTCGAACTCTACCCGACCCCCACCTCCGTCGAGACGCTCAAGATCCTGTACCGCAAGGGCTGGCAGGGGGTATCCGCTTCCACGGCCGATACGAGGATCATCGAGATCCCGCGGCACGTCGAGGCGACGCTGATCGCCTATGTCCGGGCCGTCGCGGAGTCGTACGAGGACGGGCAGCAGAGCCAGCGGTTCGCGGAGATCGAGGCTGGCCCGATCTTCGGGGCTGCGAAGCAGAAGGACGGGATGGTGCAAGGCACCTTCGGACAGTTGCCGCCGAACCTCTGGCGGTCAGGAACACGGAACGGGCCGGGATTCGTCATCCTCAACCCAGTGAACAACCCATCGTAAGGAACGACCATGAGCCTCATCGGACTGAATCCAACGATCACCGCCACCCGGACGCTGACTGCCCCTATGGAGGTGGCGTCTCCGTCCAACCTGACCCTTCCGTCCTCGCTTACGGTTCGCAATGGTACGACGACGACGCCAGTCACGGTTACGTCCGGCGCTACGGCGGGGATTGTGCTTGGCGCGCGCCTGAACTACGCCAAGATCCAGACGGCGTCAAGCGCGTCTGGCGGATCTGTCGTCCTGCACGTCATCGGCTGGAACCGTGGCGACGACGGTTTCTGGCGTCCGCAGTTGCTTACGACCTGCACCGTTACCGCTGGTGCTGCCACGACCTCGGTAAACGGAGCAAACCAGTACCTCGGCCTTACCTACGTCAAGAACTTCGGTGACTGCAAGGTCTACAACGGCAACATCGCTGCCGTGTACGGCGGGTTCATCATCGTCGATCTGTGTGGCGCGGAACTGGTCGAGATCGCCATGACCGCTTCCAGCACTCCGACCGCCAACGCCCTCGTCGGGTTCATCTGATGCACGCACGCAACCGGACATGGCTGCTCGGCTCTGACCCGGTCGAGCGTTGTAGGCAGCGCACGCTCCCGGTGGAGGGCGGCGACGGCTCCACGCTCTCGCTGGACTTCACCACTGGCGTCCTCGACCCGCGCCTGTCGTTCACGCGCACTACCAACGCCACCTTCATCAACTCGCAGGGGTTGGTGCAGTTTGCCGATGCCAACCTGTTGCAGCGCAGTCAGGATTACACCGCTGCTGCATGGTCGAAGTCCAGAATTGACACCACGACCAGCGGACTCAACACGGCGAACACGACCACGGCTCCTGACGGAACCAGTACCGGGCTGTTGCTCAAGTCGGACGGCGTTTCCGGTACTCATCGCGTGCTTCAGTCAAACGCGATAACCGGATCTACGGCACTTTCAACCAACGGGCTTTCGACGGTCACGCTGTCTGCGTACTTCAAGGCAAACGGATCGAACTTCTGTTCTCTCAAGGTATCCAACAACATCGAATCGCGTGGGGTCACCAGAAACTTCAACCTGACCAACGGAGTCGTGTCAGGTGCGGAGGATGTCAGTTGGACATTTGTGAGCGCATCTGCAAGCCCGGTCGGAAATGGCTGGTATAGATGTCAGATGACTGTCAGCCTTACTCGCGTTGACGCAAACGATGACCAGATGGGAATCTGGCTGTTCGTTGCCAACGGCCCAGATGTTGCTGACCGTTCTTTCACGAACAGCGCAGCAAGTGTCTGGGTGTGGGGCGCGCAGGTTTCAATCGGAGCGAACGCACTTGAATACCGTGCGACAACCACCGCTCCCTACCAAGCCCCCCGCTTCGACCACGACCCGACCACGCTGGCTCCGCGGGGGCTGCTGGTGGAGGGGACGGCGACGAACATCTGCCTCAATGGAAGCATGGCGTATACGGCCACCGCTCCGACGAGTTGGACGCGGGCCTTCAGCGGATGCACAGTTGCCTCCGTCGATTCAACGACATTTCCGGGTCAGAAAGCGTGGAGCATTTCTGCAACGGCTATCGGCCAGCGTGACTTTTTGGAACAGGTCATCGCGCTTGCGGCAAACACCACCTACACGGTATCTGCATACGTAGAAGCCATTACCGGAACGGTTGCGACATTTGCGTATATGACTTCGCTTCCATCTGGAGCATCGTCAAACACGGTTGTAAATCCAAGTGCTGGCAGAATTTCATTCACGGTTACTGTTGGAGCAACTGCTGGAAACGGCACACTTCGTATTGGGATTGGAACCGCAACCGGAACCGGTGTTTCGGCGGATGCCTCGGTGCGATTCAGCCATGTACAGGTCGAAACCGGCTCCGGTGCCTCCTCGTACATCCCCACGGGCGCGAGTCAGGGGACGAGGAATCGTGACGAACTCACGCTCACAAACTTGTCATCCATTGCGTTTAGCCAAACGAGCGGAACAGCGTTCGCCCACGTCGAGGTGCGAGAAAAAGCCACTGGCACATTTGCTCCGTATGGATCGTTCGATACCAGTGGTGGTGGTAAATGCTGGTGGTGGTTGCGACATAACCGCGACGCAAGTCTTGGAACGCGATTGCTCGGGACCGTGTTCAACAGCGGCGGTTCGGCAGCCATCACCACGTCGAACTATCAATACAACAGCGGAAACGGCGGGTTGGTGAAGTTTGCCACGTCGCTAGATACGGCCGCATCCGCGCTCGTCTATGTCATCGGCGGGGGGTCACCACAAACGACCACGGCATCCGCATTCACTCTCGCAACTGCGGCGCGATGGAGCGTCAACGTCAACAACGACGTTTTGGCTACTGATCTGGGGTCGATGTGGATGCGCTCATTCAAATACTGGCCGACCCGCCTCCCCAACGCCCAACTCCAGAGCCTCACCACATGACCGACTTCATGCTCCGCACCGACACCGAGGCGCAGATGGACGATGCGCTTGAAGCCGCAGGACTGCTGGTCGAGGTCGATCAGGGCGAGGGCGAGATCGCGCTCATGCCCGTCCCCGGCTGCTATGTGGACCGCATCGGGGCCATCCCGCCGTCCTACGACATCGATGGCAACATCGTCAGGCAGGGCGACACGCGCTACCACGCCAACATCCGGGTGACCTTCGAGTTGACCGAGGAGCAGGTCGAGGCGCTGCCGACGTTTACCCCGACGCCGGGGATTCCATACAGGGTGTTTGCGTGAGAAGCAGAGCCATGACCATCGAGAAGACCCAGACCACCGTTCGCCTGTCCGCCCGAGACTGGATCGCCATTGTCGGCATCACCATCACCGTCCTCGCTGGCGTCCTTGCCGCCTTCATCCACCACGACAGGCTCCTGATGCGGGTCGTCACGCAGCAGGAGATGATGTCCGACAGACTCCACAAGATCGAGGGAAAACTTGAGGCTGATCGCCGCTAACCTTCTCCTGTTCGGCTGTTCCGCGTCGGAGCGGATCGCATCGAACGCCAGCGCCATCCAGCGCGAGGCGAAGGACCTGTCCGCCATCGGGCGCGACTTGGGAGACATGCGCGTCATCGCGCACTCGGAGACGATCTACGGGCTCGCGGCAGACATCCACTCGGAACTCCCGAAGGTCGAGGACCAGATCCCGGCATGGATGAGCATGATGGGGCTCGGGTTCCTCGCGCTGATCGTCGTCGCCGTGGCCTTCATCCTGTGGAACACCGGGATCGGGACGGCCATCAGGGTCGCTATCGGGTGGATTCCACGCAGGAAGGTCCGCGAGGCGGAGATGGCCGCCGACATGCTTTCCGATGCGTCGTCGGAGAATCCACGCGAGTTCATCGCGTCGAAGCGCGGGTCGGACCCGATGTTCGACGCCGCTTTCAAGAAGGCTTGGTCAAAGAGAAAGGCCCAGACAGATGCTTGCTGACTTCTCCTCGTTTCTCGGTTCTCTGTTCTTCTCGCTGCTGTGCGGTGCCGTCGGCTTCGTCGCCGGGTACGTCATCCGGTCCAAGAAGCAGTTCTGAAAGGGACATAGGCAATGGCAATCAAGTTGCAGATTCGGCGCGGCACGGCGGCTGACTGGGCCGCCGGAACCGCCAACCCGACCCTCCTTGAGGGGGAGATCGGGTACGAGACGGACACCGGGAACTTCAAGGTCGGTGACGGCACCCGTGCGTGGAACGACCTCCCGTACCAGATGCCGTACTTCACCGGGACGAAGCCGACCACCAACACCTCGACCACGCGGTCGCGCATCGTCGTCGACCAGACCAACGACCGCGTCGGCATCGGCACGTCGACCCCGCTCGACAAGTTGCATATCGAGGGATCGAGCCCGATCATCCGTCTGCGCGACACGGATTCCGGTGCAGGAATCTACTCGCAGATCAACGCGAACGCGACGGACGGAACTCTCGTCATCTCCGCTGACGCGAACAATGCCAGCGGAACAACGGGTGCGTCGAAGATCCAGTTCGTGGTCGACAACACGACGCAGGTGACGGTGACGAAGGACACACAGGTCGGTATCGGGACGATGTCACCTGCCTCGTCACTGCACATCGTCTCCACGACCACGACCGCGGACATCAACCTCGTCAACAGCGGAACGTCAGGCGGATCTGGCGGGCTCGTCGTCAAGTCCACGAACAACGATGCATTCATCACGAACGTCGAGAACGCCGATCTGCGGCTCGGGACGAACAACACGGATCGCGTGACCATTGACTCGGCGGGCGAGGTCGGAATCGGGACGACCACACCTCTGTCGCTGCTCCACCTCGAAGGCACCGCCCCGGTCATCCGCTTCAGGGATACGTCGGCGGCGGCAAGCACGCACTCGACGATCAGCGCGGACAACGCCGACGGGACAATCACGATCAACGCCGATGCCGGAAACAACACGACGACATCGAACGTATCGAAGATCCAGTTCGTTGTCGACGGCACGACCACGGCCACGGTTCTTCCGAACGAGTTCGGCATCGGTACGGCAAACCCGCTCGCGGAACTCCACGTCGAGTCCTCGGCCCCGTCAATCATCATCCGCGACAGCGACGGCGCGGCGACTGCTTACGGCGAGATCAGTTCGGACAATACGGGGCGCGTCACGATTGCTGCGGATCCGAACAACGTCGCAGGATCGTCGTCCGTTCGGCTGTCCGTAGACAACACGACGCGCATCGAGGCGACTGCCTCCGGCGCGACGATTACCGGGACATGCACGGCGACGACGTTCAGCGGTTCCGGCGCGAGCCTGACGGCGGACACGATCCCGCTTGCCTCGCTCATCGACATCGCGACGGCAGGCGGCGCGCTGCTCGGCAGGACGACCACGGGCGCGGTTCAGGAAGTGTCGAAGACGAACGTGTCGACGTGGCTCGCGCTCGGCAACATTGCTTCCGAGACGAAGACGGATTACTACTCCGAAATCAATCAGATCGGATGCCTGACATTCGGTTGGGCGCAAGACAACAGCACAACAGAGTTTGATTTTCTGAATCTGCTTGAGACATTCCCGATAACGTCAGGAGGAACAAGTTACTACTTGCGCCCGAAATCGACAACTGGCGGAACGTGGACGCTGATCCGTGCCGGAACAAACACATCTGGAGACTTTACTGTTTATAACTCGACCGGAGTTACTTCAAGTACGGCCAACAATGCTCCTACTGGAAACAACAATGGGGCATTTATAGGACTCTTTCTGTTCATCGCAATCAGGACCGCCTGATGCCATACGTTCCCGTCACGCTCCCGTACCGAGGCATCAACGTGGACAGCGCGTTCTCCGCGCTCCCGTCGGGCTTCACGTTCGACGCGATGAACGTCGTCCCGTACGACACCTACAAGGGAAAGTTGCGGCTCGGGCAGCGCAGACCGCTGCTCGGCGCGTTCGAGTTCAATGACACGTCACCAGCCGTCACCCGCGAGGTGCAGGCGATCGTGCGTGCCGATGCCTACGTCGGTGGCACGCTGAAGCAGCGGTGCTTCGTCATCGCAGGTGGGCAGGTGTACCTCATCGACCCCGGCAGCACCAGCCCGACCCTGCTCACGCAGACGCCGACCAAGAAACTGAAGACGACAGGGTACGTCGGGACGGCGGTGTTTGGGCAGTACCTCTACATCGCTGACGGGTTCTGCTACCGCAAGTTGGACGTGACCGCTGCGACGCCGACCGTCGTGTTGTGGGCTGGTGCCGAGCAGGACGTGAAGCCATCAAGCGGCGCAGGAAGTCCCGGAAACGAGTCAGGCAACCGTGCGAACCTGCTCGTCAGGTTCGGTGGACGCCTTGCCTTGAGCGGATGGAAAGATTCTCCTACCAACTGGTTCCTGTGCCACATCAACGACCCGGAGGACTGGAACCCAACGTCGTCTTCATCGCACGATGCCTTGGCAGGATCGTCCTCGACGCGGTTCGGGCTGGTCGGAGATCCGATCATCGCGTTGATTCCAGTCGGTGAAAGCGGGCTGATGCTCGCCACCCGGCACGGATCGACGTACCTCACGGCGGATCCGGTGGTGGACTCCGCACGGATGATAGAACTTTCTCGGACGGTCGGCGTCGTCTCCGCACGGGCTTGGTGTTCGAGCGACTCGCAGGTCATCTACATGATGTCGCAGGACGGGCTCTACCGGGTCGTACCGAACGAGTTCCAGATCACCAAGAGCGGGAGGGTGACGAGCGGGAAACTCGACTCGTACTTCCAGCGGCAGGACTTCGACGACCTGAACTGCGTTCTCGGCTACGACGCCGAGGCACAGAACATCTACTGCATGATGTCGCGCATCGACATGCCCGACACCAGCATTCACCTGCTCTACAACCAGCCGACCGACTCGTTCTGGCCGATCCAGACCGGGTGGCCCATCTTCCGCGCCCCGACATGCTGCGGCGAGTTCCCGACCGGAGAGGCTCGGGCCTCGATCCTCGCGTTCGGCAGCAGCGGCGGTTACATGGGCTGGTTCGACCGCGACCTGACATCAGGCGTGGACGGGCAGTCCGCTACCGGGTACAAGTCGGTCGGACTGAATCCGAGCAATCAGGATGCCGCGACGCAGCGGATCAACACCAGCCTCACCTTCGGACCAGTTCTCCAGCCGAATCTCGCGGAAGTGATGATGCGGGACATCCGGCTGGAAATGTCGATGGACGAGCCGCAGGAGGAGACTGCGTTCAACACCCCGCAGGTCATGCTTACCGGGCCGTTCCTGTCCGTCCGTTCCGGCGAGACGGCGGAGGACGCTATCGGGCAGAGCCTCGTCGGCGTCAACGTCATCGAGGACCCTGACTACCCGATCGTCGTCCTTCAGGGCGGCGGTCCTGCCGCATTCACCTCCGACCCGGTGGCGGGATACGACTTCGGGTTGCAGACGGGCAGCACGAACCCGTCCTTCACCAAGTACCTCGACCTGTTCTGGGAGACACCCATTCCGGGGACGTACACGACCGCGGACACCCTGATTCAGGATCCGGGGGCGCGGACCTACACCAAGGGCCGGAACCGGGTGTACAACCAAGACACGGCGAACATCGACTGGGCCATCGAGCATACGAACGACGGGACCATGTACCGCCGGGACGAGACGCTTCCGGGCGCGACGACGCAGGCCCCGAGCGGGACGTATACCTACGACAGTTCGCAGGGAACGGCGTCCGATCTGCCGACCCTTCCGGCCAACGTCTACGCCCCGAGGTACAGGATCGGCGGGGCGATCTACTCGTCTGCCGTGGTTACGGACTTCGCGGACGAACTGCTTCCGGGCCGGAACGACTCCCTTCGGTGCAGGATCAGGGGTCAGGCCATCTATCTGCAAATCAACAGTTATGGCGTACCGTGGGCTCTTGAGCGCATGGCGGTGCTGATCGACCCGGTCAGCCATACGAACAACGTGAAGGGAACCTACTGATGGGACTGTTCAGTAACCTTTTCGGCGGCAGGAAGTCGTACACGGAGGCCATCAAGAGGATGGAGCGTGGCTACGGCGAGGCCCGCACGTTCGCCAGCACCGAGTACAAGGACCTGATCGACTCCTTCCTCAAGGAGCGCACCGCCAACGCGGAGGTCTACAGCAAGGCGTTCTCCGACACGATGACGAAGTACGCGACGGAGATGCAGCGCACCCGTCAGGAACTCGCGTCGCGTGCGGGAATCGACCTGTCGAAGTTCGAGGCGCGTACCGCTGGTATCCGCGGAGCGTTCGGCAGGGAGATGGGCGGCGCGGTGTCGAACTACGAGAAGATGCTCGCCGCATCGCAGGCGGAGTTCCGCAAGGCCGGGGCGGAGGCGTACAAGACGCTCGAAGCGGGACGCGAGTCCACGCTTGCCCTCCTTCGCCAGCAGACGGAGGCTTCCGTCGCGAAGACCACGGCATCGAGCGTACTGACCGGGCTCTCGAACACGACCTTCGGCCAGAGCGCGATCAACGCCGTGGCCGCGCAGGGAGCGTTGCAGGCCGGGGCCGTTCAGGAGCAGTACGCGCAGACCCTCTACGCGGCGCAGCAGGCGCAGGCGAACGCTCTCGCGAACATGCAGTCGCAGCAGGCGCAGGGCCTCCTCGCGGCCCGCGGAGGCATGGCGCAGATGCTCGCTGGCATGGACCAGCAGACGGCGCAGGCGGCGTTCGCCTCGCAGACGGGGCTAACGGCGAACCTCGCGAACCTTCAGTCGCAGCAGGCGCAGTCGCAGTTCGGGGCGGGGCTCACTGGTGCGCAGTACCAGAGCGGCCAGTACCAGCAGTACACGGCTGCCGCGCAGGCTGCACGGGCGGCGGCGCTCCAGTCGCAACTCGGGCTGATGACGCGACCGATCGAGGCACGCTACGCGGCGGAGACGCAGAAGGCGATGATGGACATGCAGGCAGGGAACCAGTTGGGCGGCGCATTGCTCGGGGCGGGAATCGGCGCCATCGCGGAGGGCGTCGGGCAGGGCGTCGGCAACATCATCTCCCCGTTCGGACAGGCATTCCAGCAGCGTTGAGGAACACACATGGCAGCCAACAGGACAGCGACAAGCGACTACGAGTTCGACGCCCCGGCAAGCAAGCCGTCCGGGTGGGATGGTTTCCTCTCCGGTGCGGCGAGGTTCAGCGCGAACTTCCTCACGGGGCTCGGTGCCGGATTGCAGTCGTACAACCCGCAGAACCCGTATGCATCGCTCGGCGCGGCCATGACTGCCGCCATGCCGGGAGTCTCCGCCGGGATCAAGCGCGAGCAGCGTGCGCTCGACGTTGCGGCTGCGCAGGAGCAGGACGAGGAGGCTTTGCTCGGTCGCGCAAAGACCCTCAAGGAAATTGAGGATTTGGGCCGTCCGACCACCGTGCAGGCTGCCGCGGCATCCATTATTCCCGGCGGGGAGGCCATTGCACGTCCCGTGTCCGGGATCGCCGCTGGCGTCGCCAAGCCTTCCCGTGCGGTCTCGGCCCCTGAACTGTTCGACATCAAGGTGGGCGGATACCCGTCCCCGCTGCTTCCGCCGTCCATGACGGCCGCGGAGCGCGTGATGTTCATGGGAGGCTCCCGATGAGCGCGTTCCCGACGCCGGATCAGCCGACGGACTTCTCGAAGCAGGCACCGCTCACGCTGAACGAGGGATTCGTCCGTCCGCAGGAGCAGGCGCAGGCCATCGACCCGCTCGACGACGACGAGATGATCGCGCAGTCCGCGATGGACGCGAGGGGATCACGGCAGATCGCCCCGTACGCCACGTTCGACGTGGTGCAGCAGGCGCTTGAGAACGGGTACTACACCGGGCTTGAGGCGATGGACTTCGGGACACTCCCGGACGGCACCCCTGCCGCGCTGTTCACCGACCAGAACGGGATGCGTCAGGCCGTCCGCATGGCACCGGACAGGTGGTTCGCGGCCATCCGCGAGCGTGCGGACGCCCGCGTCTCGATGGCGAAGAAGGCGCGCAACGCACGCGACGCGAAGCGGCTTCGTCCCGCGATCGCGGACATGGCGAAGGAGATCGAGGCAATCGCTCCCGGCTTCATGGAGTTTGCGGACATCGGGCTGGAGGAGAACGCTCCGCAGACCTACGCGACCGTGCAGGACGTGTACCGCCGCCTTCAGGAGAAGGACGAGACGGAGTTGCGGAAGTTGCAGGCGGAACTTCAGGGCGCGATCAACGGCCGCCAGATGCAGACCATTCAGGGCTTGGCCGACAACTTCGTCCAGAACACCGTGGACGAGATGGATCTTCGCGCCGAGGGCTTCATGTCGAACCAGTCGATCCCGGAGGAGGTCCGCATGATGCGTGCGCTAGACCTCCGACGCCAGCAGGAGAGCGTGAAGCGGTTCGGATACCTCATTCCGCCTGCCTCGCAGGTCGCCCGCACCGCGAGTTTCCCGTCCTTCTACTTCTCGCAGGGCAATCCCGGTGCGCTCGACGATCTCGCGGACATGTCCGTGCAGACGCTCGGGTACGACAACCTGACGGCCATGCCGCAGCAGCAGCGCGTCCCGATGCTCATGCAGCAGGCGCAGACATTGGCCCGTAACATCGGGTGGTCGCTTCCGTTCAACGAGGCGGACATCCAGATCATGTCGCAGGTGATGACCGACAGGCTCCTGCGCCTGAACAGGCCGATCATGGCACCGACCGGGGAGAGCGAGGCCGTCGCAGGAGGTCTCGCCCGCGTCCGTGCGTCCCGTGCGGAGCAGGAACTTTCCCGGCAGGAGCGCGAGGCGAAGATCCAGTCGGAGCGAGCAAGGGGCATTTCGTCGCTCGCCTCCGCGGAGCGTGCGACGGCATCCGCCGAGCGGACGCGCATGATGACACCGTCGGAGATCGCGAAGATCGACGCCTTCACGGAGCGGATGAGCATGATGGCTCCCGCGGAGCGTGAGCGCGTCCTCGCGCAGATCGAGAAGATGCAGTCGGAGACGGAGCGCACCGAGGCGTCCACGCAGCAGACCCGTGCCGAGACGCAGATCATGCGAGGCGAGCGGCCGACCGCGCAGATCACCCGTTCGCAGGACGACGAACTCCGTTCCCGCGCATCGGAGATGGGTCTGAACGTACCGGAGGGAGTTCCGATTCTCGACTTCCTCGTCGATGAGTCAAGAAGGCTCGCGAAAGCAAGAGATCCGCAGTCGGTGGCGAAGTTGCGCGAGATTCACAGGATCGTGTACGAACTCCAGACCCGGTGAGCCATGTCATCATTCCAGACCGCGCTTGACGAAATCAGGAAGGCAGCGGAGTCCGCTGGTGCATTCGGAGGCACCAACGACATCGCATCCGCATTGTCAGATATCTCTGCCTCGATGGCATCAATCGAGCCGGGCGCCGCGCCGGGCATGGCTGCCGGGGAACAGGACCTCATGGGCATCGCCGCCCGCGAGTACGAGGACCAGTTGGTGGTCCCGAAGGTCCTGCCGATGCTCCCGGAGGCGGTTCGGTTCCCGTCGATTCAGGCCGAGCCGCAGGAGGTCGAGCGCGGCCTGCGGACGATGATGACGCAGGCGGCGCAGGCAATCGCGACGCCGGGCATGCGTGCCAAGTTCCTCGAATCCGTGCTGGACCCGCTGCTCGCGGTCACGGTCGGCACGGCTGCGCGGCCAGCCGCCCCGATGATGGCACAGGCCATCTCGCAGGCGCTTGAGCCGTCCGGGAGCGGCCTGACGGTCCAAGACCTGCGGACGGAGCAGATCGCCGCACGGGGCGCGCAGGCT